ATTCAATATTAAATATCAACTGTTCCTTAATGACCTATATTACTATGGTGCTATAGATCTCTTGAACTATAGTATGGTTAAATCTTACTTAGAAACTCTGGACTTTATTATCAATCCAGATGCTCAGATTAGATTTAACAAAAAGAACAATCGTTTATATTTAGATATCGATCTACAGAGTCTAACAGACAATCATTACTTAGTAATTGATTGTTATAGGGTTGTAGATCCCAATAGTTCTACGGCGGTATACAACGACTCTTGGTTAAAGAGATACGTTACTTCTCTAATCAAAAGACAATGGGGACAAAACCTCATTAAATTCCAAGGAGTTAAACTTCCTGGTGGATTGGAGATGAATGGAAGACAGTTATATGATGATGCTGTTAGAGAACTAGAAGAACTTGAACAGAAGTTGATGTCCGAGTTCGCAATGCCACCTCTAGATTTTATAGGATAATGCCTTTAAATCCATTTTTCCTACACGGGTCACCAAGCGAACAAAGACTTGTTCAGGACTTGGTAAACGAGCATCTGAAGATGTTCGGTCAGGATGTTTTGTATCTACCTAGAAAGATTGTCAATACAAACTCAGTAATTAAAGAGATTACTGCTTCTAGATTTGATGATAGTTTTAGATTGGAAGCATACCTATCCAACTATGAGGGTTTTGGATCCCCCTCCGAAATTCTTTCTAAGTTTGGAGTTAGATCGCAAGATGAGTTGACTCTAGTAATTTCCAAGGAAAGGTATGATGATTTTATTACTCCTTTCTTGAAGTTATTTCCAGAAGGGGAAATTAAAGTAACTACGAGACCACAAGAAGGAGACTTAATTTATCTCCCTCTTGATAATGCTCTATTTGAAATTAAGTTTGTAGAGACAAAAGTTCCTTTCTACCAACTGAACGATCTCTACATGTATGAACTTAAGTGTGAGATCTTTGAATATGAAGATGAGGTTATCGCTATTCCAGACACAGAGCATGGTGTCAATGGAGAAGATGTTTTGGAACCTATTGGTCTTGGTGGACAACTTCTCAAGATACAGATGGTCGAAGACAATACATCGAATGCTCTTGCTTCAGTTTCTTTGGCATCTACAATTATTGGAACTAAGTCGGTACAGTATGTAAGACTGTTTAATGAAGGTAATTATATTTCCACGCCAGAAGTATACATTTCAAAACCAACTAGAGGCAATCAAGCAACTGGTATTGCAACTGCTTACTACGATTCAGTCCAAGAAGTAAGTATAACATATAAAGGAACGAATCACATCACAATTCCAAGTGTGACGTTCACGCCTCCCAATAGAGCTATTTCTTCTCAAATTAAATTTGGAAATAACTCTCTACATCATCAAATTTATAGTGATACTAGGGATGCTAATTTTGATTTCCCAGTAAACTTAGATACAAGAACAACTGCAGATGGTAGAACCGTAATTAGTTTTTGGTTCTACCCAACTAAGTTAGATCCAGATCCAAACTTTGGTGGTGTTCTTCTTTGGTCGAATAGAATCAAAATATATCATAGAACATCAGGTACTGTCGTATATGCTTCTGGTACTACTAGTGTTGAAAATACAAATCCACTAACTTTAAATGCTTGGAACTTTATCCGAGTAGAACAAGTTGGTAATGATGCGACTCTTTCCGTTAATGGAAACACTGGATCTGATTATCCAAACGCAGACCCCATTATGTTCTTTGCTGGAGCTAGACTCCACATTGGTGCAGATACTAATGGTGCAGGAAAATTAAATACTATCACTAGAGGATTTGAGGGATACCTAGATCACTTAACTATCAACGTCACAGGAGACTCTGCATTTAGAACGACTAGTAGTGCCTTAGTTCCCACAAGTGAGACAGAACAGGAAATTGATCCACAAATGAGCACGTCTGCACAACGTGTCAATAACCTAAACAATGAGTATCCAGTTGTTGTTGCCAATCTCAATGCAGCAAGAGAAGTGGAATCTTTATCTATTGTTTATGGTGGTAGTGGATACATTAGTGATCCATTGATGACTATTGAAGAACCAAGACTGGGAGATCAGGCAACTGCTGTCGCAATCATGACCAGTAGAGGCGGTTTGCAGAATCAGGCAATTGATAGAATTCTTTTGATCAATCCTGGTACTGGATATACAACTCCACCTACTGTCACCTTCACTGGAGGTGGATCGATTGCTGGTGCTATTGCTACTTGTGTTCTCGGTGAAAGAGTCCTAGGACCAGTTGCGATTTCTACTGGTGGTTTTGGATACAACTTTACCCCAACAGTGGGAATCACTTCTATCTTTATTGCACAGTCTTCAAATACTGCAAGATCGATCGAGAATGCACAAGCAGAAGCAGTTGTAAGCACTGCAGGAACAGTAACTCAAATTAGATACAGTAATGCTGGTGTTGGATATACCTTCACTCCAGATGTAACTATAGAGAAAGTAGAAACTGCATTCTTTGGTGACTACGAAATCAACAGCGTTATCAGGGGTGTTTCTACGGGAACTAGTGCATACGTACAATCCTGGGATTCACTCAATCGTATTCTTACAGTTGCTATTCCAAATGGAAACTTTGCAATTGGCGAAGCGGTTGTCGGTGCAGGTGTCAGTTATAGAATTTCCTCAATCGAAGATAATTTCGATAATGTTCCTTTTGCATCTAATGAAGAGATTCAAGAAGAAGCTGATAAAATTATAGACTTCAGTGAAAAGAATCCATTTGGTGAGTTCTAAATAGCTTTATTAATTGGAAATATCATGTTAACCTCCCACTTTTACCATGAGATTATCCGAAAGACTATTATTTCTTTCGGTACTCTTTTTAATAATCTTGAGATCCAGCATAAAGATAGTGCTGATAACACCGTCAGCGTGTTAAAGGTTCCCATTTCATATGGACCTATTCAGAAATTTCTTGCGAGACTGGAGCAGAATAGAGACTTGAGATCTCCTGGGCGTCCTGCGGGTGCGTTAACTCTTCCAAGAATGTCCTTTGAACTCCTTGGATGTTCTTACGATGCAAGTAGAAAAGTTTCTACTATGCAGACTTTTAAAGCAGTCAATAAAGAGACCTCCAAATTGATTAAGGGGTACATGCCAGTACCCTACAACTTCAATATTCAGTTGAGCATCATTTGCAAATTGAATGAAGATGCTTTGCAAATTCTTGAACAGATCTTACCATACTTCCAACCATCATTCAATCTATCAATTGATTTGGTAGATGTTATTGGTGAGAAGAGAGATATGCCTATCACTTTAGATAATATCTCAATGGAAGATAATTATGAGGGTGATTTTATGACTAGAAGAGCTCTCATTTATACACTAAACTTCACCTGTAAGAGTTACCTGTTTGGTCCTATCAATGCAAGCAGTGACGGTCTTATTAAGAAGGTACAAGCGGACTTCTACACAGATACATCCAACCTTAGAACTCCAACAAGACAAGTCAGATATACTGCAGTCCCTGTTGCTGCAAAAGATTATAACCAAGATACTACAACCAAAACTTCCGAAATCGTTTCCGAGCTTGTTACTGCCTTTAATGTAACTGATGCTACTCCATTTAATGTAAATGATTTCATTCAGATTGATTCTGAGGTCATGTCCATTAGAGGTAAGAGTGGTAATAGATTAACAGTGACCAGAGGTCAATATCAATCGGAAATTGTTTCCCATGATATTGAAACGCCAGTCCATGTAATCAATTACATAGATAATGAACAAATTGAAGAAGGAGATGACTTCGGATTTGGTGAAACGAGGTACGATTACAGATCCGATGGTCAATCGTATAGTGTTAGTCAGACAGTGGATACTGATCTATGAGCAATAACTTTGATTCCATTGACAATGCGTTAGACATTGAGGCAACTCCAGTCGAACAGACTGAGATTGTAAAGAAACCCTCTGGGAAAATCAAAAAGAGAGAGGATATTCCAGACGTACAGAGAGACTATGAATACACTAGAGGTCAACTCTATTCTTTGATCGAAAAAGGTCAAGAGGCTATTGATGGAATCTTAGAAGTTTCTCAACAGTCAGATTCACCAAGAGCGTATGAAGTTGCAGGTCAGTTAATTAAAAGTGTTGCTGACACTGCAGATAAGCTCATGGATCTACAAAAGAAACTTAAGGATGTAACTGAAGAGAATCCAAAAGGACCAACGAATGTCACTAACAATGCCTTGTTTGTTGGTTCTACATCGGAGTTGCAAAAATTACTTAAGCAAGGTCTGAACGATAAAAATAAATCTAAATAGTTAAAATCGGTTCTTCAATCATGAAATCTTACAGGGAATTTATTAGCGAAGATTATAGAAGAATCAACCAGTACGGATCTACTTACGCAATCACGTTCATCTTCAGAGGGATGACAAGAACTCTACAAATGTTCTTTCCGCAAAAAGGTAGACCACTTAAGAGAGACGTTCAAGCAGAACTAGAAAAAATTTATCCTGGTGGAAAAGTAATTTACTTTGCACCAAGCTTAAAAGATCCAACGAAACCATTAGTTGTCATTGAAGACTGATTATGCCTGCAGATAGTGATGTATATCTTGGTAATCCGAATCTAAAAAGAACCAATGTTAATATTGAGTGGACTCAAGAAAACATTGAAGAGTATTTAAAGTGTAAGGAAGATCCCGTATACTTTACAGAAAACTATATCAAGATTATTAACTTGGATGAGGGTCTCGTTCCATTCGAGATGTATCCTTTCCAAGAAAAGTTAGTAAAGAATTTCCATGAAAACAGATTCAACATCTGCAAAATGCCACGACAGTCGGGTAAGTCAACGACTGTTGTATCTTATCTTCTACATTACGCTCTTTTTAACGATAGTGTTACCATTGGTATCCTAGCAAACAAAGCAGCAACTGCAAGGGAACTCTTAGGCAGATTACAAACTGCATATGAGGCACTACCTCACTGGTTACAACAAGGTGTTGCAGTTTGGAACAGAGGTTCTATTGAACTAGAAAATAAATCGAAGATCATTGCTGCATCGACATCCGCATCTGCTGTTCGAGGCATGTCGTTCAACATCATCTTCTTGGACGAATTTGCGTTCATCCCAAACCATATTGCAGACGACTTCTTCAGTTCTGTATATCCTACTATTTCGTCTGGTAAATCCACAAAGGTTATTATCGTTTCTACCCCCAAGGGTATGAATCACTTCTACAGGTTATGGCATGATGCCGAACTTGGTAGGAATGAATATGTAACTACGGACGTTCACTGGTCAGAGGTTCCTGGTCGTGATGAGGCGTGGAAAGAACAGACAATTAAAAACACTTCTGAAGCTCAGTTCCGAGTTGAGTTTGAATGTGAGTTCCTTGGATCGGTTGATACTCTAATCGCTCCAGCTAAACTCAAAGCGATGGTCTACGATGAACCAATAGGTAAAGGACAAAAGGGAGGAGAGATATATGCTTCTCCAGAAAAAGACCATACTTATGTTATAACAGTTGACGTTGCCAGGGGTGTAGAAAAAGACTATTCTGCTTTTATTGTTTTTGACACAACTTCATTCCCATATAAAGTAGTTGCGAAATATAGGAACAATGTAATTAAACCAATGTTGTTCCCAAATGTTATCATGGAGTTTGCAAAAGCATATAACAATGCTTTTATTCTCTGTGAGGTAAATGACATTGGTGATCAGGTTGCAAGTATTATCCAATATGATCTTGAGTATGAAAATCTACTCATGGCATCAATGCGTGGACGTGCTGGTCAAATCGTGGGTCAAGGGTTTTCGGGAAATAAAGTGCAACTGGGAGTTAAGATGTCTAAGACTGTTAAAAAAGTCGGTGCTCTTAATCTCAAAGCAATTATTGAAAGTGATAAACTACTCATAAGTGATTATGATGTCATTGCAGAACTTACGACTTTTGTAGAGAAAGCAAATTCATTTGAGGCAGAAGAAGGATGTAACGATGACTTGGCAATGTGTCTGGTTATTTTTGCTTGGTTGATTGTTCAAGACTACTTCAAAGAAATGACTGATGATGACATCAGAAAAAGAGTCTACGATGATCAGAGAGATCAAATTGAACAAGATATGGCACCATTTGGATTCTTAAGTGATGGTATTACTGAGGAGAGTAGTTTTGTAGACTCTGCTGGTGATCGATGGAACGTAGATGAGTATGGAGATCGTTCGTTTATGTGGGAGTATCTGTGATGGACTTGGATGATGAATTTAGTTTAGGTCATCTAGTTTTACAAGAAAGAAGATGTAGGTCATGCAGAAAAATAAAAGACCTTCTTACAGACTTTTATAGAACAAGAAGAGATAGAACTACGTTGTCTGCCTATTCATATGAGTGTAAGGAATGCACAAAAAAACGAGTTGCTGAT